GTGCCGCTGACAGACGCTCAATGCCGCAAGGCCGCGCCCGGCGAGAAGGACTATAAGCTCGCTGATTCTGGCGGGCTATACCTGTTCGTCACGAAGAAGGGCTTCAAGTCCTGGCGGCTCAAGTACCGCTTCGCCGGGAAGGAAAAGCGGCTGATCTTCGGTCCCTATCCCGAGGTGTCGTTGATCGAAGCCCGCGACCGCCGCGACGATGCGCGCCGGCTGCTGCGCGATGACAAGGATCCGGGTGTCGAGGCGACGAAGAAGCGCGCGGCCAGCGCGGCCAGCGCCGGCTCGACCTTCGAGAAGCTGGCGCGGGCGTGGCATCAGGCCAGTCTCGCGAAGTGGTCGGAGCATCAGGGGAAGCTGGTCCTGCGCGCGCTGGTCCGCGACGTCTTCCCGGAGATCGGCGCGCTACCGATCGCGGAGGTGACGGCGCCGATGATGATCAACCTGCTCCGCAAGATCGAGAAGCGCGGCGCGATCGAGACGGCGAAGCGGATACGGACCTATTGCTCGGCCGTGTTCTGCTTCGGCATTTCCGAGGGCGTGGCGGAGACGGACCCCGCCGCGATCGTCGGCAAGGCGCTTAAGCCGAACCCGCCCAAGCGCAAGCAGCCCGCCTTCACCGATCTCGACCAGGCGCGCGGCGTCCTGATCAAGAGCGAGGAGGACACGGCCCAGCCGCTGACGCTGCTGGCCTCGCGCCTGCTTGCGCTGACGGCAGCACGGCCGGGGATCGTCCGCACCGCACTCTGGAGCGAGTTCGAGGGGATCGACTGGGATGCCCCCGGCGCCGATGCCCCCGATGCGCTCTGGCGCGTCCCTGCCAGCCGCATGAAACTGGAGCTTGATCGGAAGGGCGAGGATGCTTTCGAGCACGTCATGCCGCTGTCGCGGCAGGCGGTGGAAGCCCTCTATGCGGTGCGCCGCCTGTCGGGCCGGATCAAGCTGCTATTCCCTTCGACGCGCCGGTCGATCGATCCAATGTCCGAGAACGCCATCGGCTATATGTACAACCGGATCGGGTTCCGGGGCCGTCACGTTCCCCACGGCTGGCGCGCCGCCTTCTCCACGATCATGAACGAATGGGCCCGCGAGCATGGCCGCGAGGGTGATCGGGCAGTGATCGACCTGATGCTGGCCCATGTGCCGAAGGGGCTCTCATCGTCCGAAGCGGCCTATAATCGGTCGCAGCACATGACCCGGCGGCGCGAGCTCGCCCAGATATGGGCGGATATGCTGATGAAGGATCTGGGCCCGCCCAATGACCTTGTCGACGGCCGGGTCGATCGGCTGGTCAACGCGGGTTTGCGACCCAGTCGCTGACGTCCGATTCGTACCAGCCGACGCAATTCTCGCCGAGCTTGATTTGCGCCGGGAAGGCGCCCTTCGCGATCTTGCGATAAAGCGTCGTCCGCTTGAGGCCCGTGCGCGCCAGCACGTCCGGCTGGCGCAAGATGGTGTCGCCGCGACGATCGGTCATTGCACCTCCTCCGTTCGGTCGACGACCGGGACTTGGTGCTCCAACGCCGCCTGTCCGGCATACCGGGCCACAGTCCTTACGCTCTCATCTATGCAGAGGATTTCTTCCCCGCCGCCCTCATGAATGAGCACAGCCCAATAGACCATGCCGCCGACGTTGCTGTAGTCGAGACGCGTTCCGTCAGCGCCCGTCCAAGCCATCGGTTCACTTTGGATGCCGCCCGCAATCTCGATGCGCGCGATCCGGTCGGGGCGGGGCCTAAAGGGAATGATATTGTCGGTCACTGATCGCTCCATGCGCGGCTGGCCGCGTCGATGCCGTCGCCGGTCGGCACGGCGTGGTCTTCGGTGATTGTGGTGGTGGTCTTCCCGGTCTTATGGGTCCGCTGCGTCTGCCAGCTCGACCCGCTCGCGGCGAAGAAGACCAGCCGGCCGCCCCACCGCGTCACCCATAGGGTAGTGCCGTCGGGCGCCACGGCCGCCCGAGCAACGCGCCCGGCGCTCAGCTTGGCGCTGGCGTCGGGGTCGGCGGATACCGGCCTCTGGCATGCGGCGAGCCCGAGCGCGGCAATGATCGCGACGGGTGCTCTCATGACAGCATGACCTTGCACAGCTCCAGCGCCTGGGCTTCGGTGAAGCCCTCGCTCACGTAGGCGAGGTAGAGCTGCCGGCGGGCATGAGCGATATCGCTGGCATGCTTCGCGATGCTGTTCATGAGCGTGCCGTAGTTCGCGAATGCGGCGATCACGTCGGCGGGCGTGCTGGGGCGTTGGGGATCAGTCATCGGCTTGATCTTTCGTAAGCGGGATGCCCGACCTCGATCGGGTGATATTGGGGTTCAGAGCGCCGACGCGCTGGGCGGCGAGGTGGAGCTTCTGGACGGCCCGCGACGGCGGTTTCCCGCTCGCGCACTCCTCCGGCGTTCGGCTGTCATATTGGTTTGCCATGTCATGCAGCTCGCGCTTCGCTGCGGCGAGTGCAGAGCGGAAACCGTGGGCATAGCGATCAGCCATGGCGGCGGCGTTCCTGTTCGTCGTGCATCATGTCGGCGATCGCGCTGCAGTCGCGCGCGATCGAGGCTAGAAAGGCGAGCACGCAGAGCGCGACAAGCCCGAGGAAAATCGCCGAGGGGCTCACGCGGCGCTCCGATCGAACGACACCACGTTGTCCGGCACCGGCTTCGTCTCCCCGCCGCCGCCCGGGTCGTCGTGGGGCTGCCACTCCGCACAGAAGCGGCTGGCATGTGTCGCGGGAAAGATGCCCTCCGACCAGAACGGGCTGACCGACATCAGCCTAGGCGGGTCGACGCAGCACACCCCGATATCAGGCTTTGCCTCGGGATCGATGGCCGCTGCCGCGACGCGGGAGCCCGCCCGCTGCCACCAGCAGCACGTAGCGCAAGCTCTGTCAGCCATTGATCCCTCCATGGTTGCGGAGATCGCGGTCGCGCGGGACCACCCCGGCGATGGTCTCGGCAAAGTCGAAATAGGCATTCACCTCGTCGCGCAGGTCGGCCATTATGACGTCGGAAAGGCCGAGGGGCCCTTTGACCTTGCCGATCGCGAAGAGCGCCTCCGGCAGTAAAGGGATGGGGGTGAAGGGCGGCCGCTTTGCTCCCGCCTGCTCGGGGCTGGTCGCGCCGGCCAGAACGCACGCCACCACCAGCGGCGTCGCGACTTCGGGCTCGACCCACACATCGTCATAGGAGAAGTGTGCAGCCGCAAACACGGGAACCCATTGGCGCAATATATCCGAATAGTAGATCGAGGCGATGCAGACGCCCCGACCGAGGGGCCGCTGAAGGATCGTCTCTATGATCGGTGGAAAGTCGTCGACATGATCCCACGCCAGGGCAATCCGTCTCGACGCGGGCGCCTCGGAAAAGCCGGGAATGTGCGCGCTTCCCTCTGGCGGCGATCGGTACTCCAGTGCGACGACAGGGATGGGCGGGCGGAGCATCGCACCGGACAGGTTGCGCCGGATGCCGCCTCGATCCATTAGCGTGCCGTGGTTCGGCAGCATGAAGCTCCGCGCGGTACCTAGCTTGCGGGCCAGGTAGGCGATGCCGGGAGCTGAAAGCGGCGTCGCAGTCTTGGCATAGGCCTTGAAATGCTGGTGGGCCTTCTTCGTGAAGTTGAGCGGCTGGGTCATCGGCTGGCCTCGTTGGAGGGCGCCTGCCGGGCCGCGACCTTACGGTCGCGGTCGGCGCGCTGCTCGGGGGAGAGGAAGCGGAGATATTTTCGTGCCGACTTTGGGTAGAGCCCGAGGGCGTTGTCGATGTCGACGAAGCGGTCGCCCGCGACAAGCATCTCGATTATGCGCCGACGACGCTCCGCAAGTTCCGGCCTCCGGCTGGCGGAATGGCCGGGGAACGGATGGTCTCGCATGATGGATTTGGCCCGGCTGTCGACGCACCCGTAAGGATGGAAGCGATCCTTGCCGCATCCGCATTGAGGGTGAGTGCCCTGTAGCTTCATGATGGCGAGGAAGGGCGCCGTTTCGCGCCGAACCGTCTCCAGCGCCAATCCGGTGACGCCACACAGGTCGCGCAGGCTGCCGATGGTCGGCAGCAGGTCGACCATCCTAGCGAGGGTTTCCGGCGTCAGCTTCTTGCCGTCGGCCATGTTCATTTCACCACCTTCAGGCGGGGTGCGGCCTGCTCTTCCTCGTCAGCGAGCAGCAGGGCCTGCATTTCCTCCGCGGTCATGGTCGGCAGGGCCGTCAGGCCCTTCTCGGCGCCAGCGCGGCCTTGCGTCTGAACGGCGCCAATCTTCACCTTCATCGGCCGGCGCGCGATCGCGGGACCCAGCCCGAGAAATTCGCCTCGGTTCAGGTTGCGAATATCTTCCGCCTGAGTGCCCCGGATGCCGAGCAAATCGACTGCGCGGGCGATATCGATGTCGAGGAAGGTTCGGCCGAGCAGGAAGTTCGACGCCTCGGCCGCGACGTTCTTATGAAGCTTCGATAGCCGCTGGGTCGCGATGATGCCCGCGAGGCCGCGCTTACGGCCCCGGCACATCAGGTTCGCCATCGCCTGTTGGCTGGCCTTGCGGACGTCCTTGTCCTCGCCATTGTCACCGGCTGGGGCGTACAGGTGGGCCTCGTCGACCGCGACGATCGCCGGGTGCCAATGTTCGGGCGGCGCTTCGAACAGGCCGCCGAGAAAGGCAGCGACCTTCTCCAACTGCTCATCGGCTTCCACCCCTTCGAGGCTCAGGACGACCGATCCGCGAAGCTCCCGGGTTCGGCGGGCGATTGTCGCCAACCGCCCGGCCGTAGTGTCCTTCGCCTCGACGACGGTGTGGCCGAAGGTCGGGCCGAAGCTGACGAAGTCTCCCTCGGGGTCGACGATAATCTGCTGCACGATGCCGGCGCACTCTTCGAGCAGGCGGCGCAGCAGATGGCTCTTGCCGCTGCCGCTGTTGCCCTGAATGAGGAGCCGCGTCGTCAGCAGCTCCTCCAGATCGACCAGTGCGGGCTCGCCCAGATAGGTACCGATATCGATCGCGTTGTCGCCGGTCGGCTTGGCGGGCGCGACGTGTGCCGCGAGGGCGGCGGCGGGCGTGATTAGCCGATCGTCGCGGGCCTGCCGCGCGGCCGGGGGCACCGGGCGCGGCGCGGTCACGGGCTCGCGCTTAATGGGAGGCGTATGAGGCCGCTCGCCCTTGACGTGCTCCCGGAGTCCTTCCTCGCGCCGCCAGTGGATGATGTTATTCACGGAAACGCCGATTTCGAGCCCGATTTCGGTGTCGGTCTTGCCATCGTCATACAGGGCGCGGGCCAGCATCTTCTGGACGTCGCCGAAGTAGGTGGCGCTCTGACGGTACATCATTGCGCCCCCGCTTCCTCATAGGCGGCCCTGATGGCGCTGAGCATCATGTCGGCCCGGTCGAAGCCGGTCTCGGCGCCCGCTACAAGTTCCTTCCACCCGGCAATTCCGGTCTCGCTGAGGACGAGGGTCATCAGATCATCGTCGACCGATCCGCCCGACTTGCCGGTCTCGCTCATGAACGTGCAGAGGCCCTCGAAGATTGCCGCGCCCGTTACCAGCGGACTATCCGGGAAGGCCTGCGCCATCATGCGAAGCGCACGGGTGGCGGTCTGCGGTCCGAATGATTTCATCCCCCGCTTCACCGCCTGCACGAAGACCACCTCGCCGGGCTTGATCAGCTGCCAAGCGCCGTTCCGACCGACCGTCAGGCCCGCGTCGGTGATCACCTTGTTGACTGCGACACTTTCGGCACCACCCGCCGCAAGATCGGCGTGGAAGTCGTCTAGCTTTTGCATCGGTCGGCGCGCGCGGTTCGCTTGGACGAACAACTCCGCCTCGGCCTTAGGATCGTCGAAGTCGAAGACGACCACCGGTATATCGCGGATATCGCCACGCAGGCGGGCAGCTTCGAGCCGGTGCTGGCCGTCGATCACATAGAGCTGACCCTGCCGTCGCGAGACAAGCAAGGGCAGGCACAACCGCCAGTCCCAATTTTCGGCGATTTTTACGATCAGCTTCTGCGAAGCGCCGCCCTCGATCGACCGCTGGTAGCTGTCATCCACCTGAAGATTGTCAACCAGGCAAAAGGCGGGGGTCGGCGGCGAGCCGATCATCGACTTGAGGCGAAGGGGCTGAGAGCCAGTGGCCTTAACCCGGTGAGCGGCTTTATGGGCCGCCTTTTGAGCCTTCATCGCTTCGGTCTTCTGCCCTAGCTCGGCAACGATTTCATTGTCGGCACCAGCCGCAGCGGCGAGCTTTTCCTGAACTAGCTTCGGCGGACAGGCGAAAACCTGATCATTGAATACGAAGACGGCGAAGCCACGATCGACCCTGATAAGGCCGTCGGAAGCCTCGATCTCGAAGGTGCCGTCCGGTGCAACGTCACTAGTGAGCCGTTCTTCGATCCACTCGGGCAAATCCTTACCCTGAGCGCAGATCCAGATTTGCGAGGGGCTGTTCATCACCGCGCCTCCGCGCCAGCTGCGCAGAGATCGACCCGCGCCTGTTTGACCGTATGGAGTGCCAGTCCGATAAGCGTATCGATGAGGGCGAGATTAGTAGCGGCGCTGAAAAGGTCTGCGAGCTGCATCGCAGAGAGCAACCCTTCGAGCCGTTCAAGGGCCAGGGTGGCGATATCGGCCTGCTCAAGCGCGCTAGCAGCGCGCGGAAAATCGGCGAGATTCGCCGCGATGCTGTCGCGGGACGCGGGAATGCGGGGCGGGATTGAATTCTGAACCATTGCGGTCTCCTGCTCAAGTAGCAGGGTCGATCCGCGGTTATCTCGCCGTAGCGGAGGCCGTTTCTCGCTTATCCCTGCCCATCAGCGTCTTCGGCCCGAAGGCGATCAACTGATGTGCAGAATTATCCGCTCGGGATAAATGCAAGGTCAAGCAGAATTTATCCGGTCAGGATAATTACAGTGTGAGCACCGCATTAATTGCCCGGCCTAGCACTGAAAAATTTTCACGCCCGAGTTTGATCGTGGCGTGTGCAGGGTTCGTTGAACACGGTTCGAGTCGCGCGGGGTCGCTGCGGTAGCGCTTGAGGGTGGTCTCGCCCTCCGCGTTCATGACCGCATAAACGCCACCTTCACGAAGGTCTGCCTCGTTGGGATCGATGATGACGTAACCGCCGGCTGGGACAATCTTATTCATGCTATCCCCATCCGGCTCCAGGGCGAACGCGCCAGCCGGCGCATTGGCGGCGTGGACATGCCCGAGGGGGTGCTCGACCGCCTCGCGCCAATTTCCAGCGGCGATACGGCCAACAAGCGGGATGGCGCGTATCGGTGCCGGAGGGGCATCGTTCAGAAGTTCCTGGGGGTCGACATCCATCGCGTTCGCGAGGCGCTCAATCCATTCGGTCGTAAGCGGGCGCTGCGACCGCTCAAGCTTGTGAATCTGACCGAGCGTCGTTTTTGCTTTGTCCGCCACCTGCTGTAGCGTCATGCCCTTCGCCTTGCGCACCCTGTGCAGCCGACTGGCGACCGTGTCGGTTAGCGATTTCATGACAAATTCTCCAACGTTCCCGCGCGCATTATCCGAAGCGGATATGAAACGATAGTGGAAAGTTCGGCGATTTATCCCGTGATGACCGTCACGCCGCTTGGTGGCGCTTGCAGAAATTATCCTGTGCGGATAAATTGGCGACATGCACAAGCTCAAGGCCTACCTCACCGATCAGCGGATTTCCTACTCGGAGTTCGCGCAAATGATCGGCGTCGCAAACGCTGGCGTCGTTCAGAAGTACATCGACGGATCGCGCACGCCGCGCCCGACGATCATGCGGAACATCGTTCGCGTGACCGAAGGCCACCTGCAGCCAAATGACTTCTTTGAGCTAGGCGCCGCCGATAACCCGACGGACCAGGCCCAGGCGGCCTGATCGCCGTGGCCGGGCGGGGCTCAAACAGGTCGGGCTGGCGAGGCCGCGATCCGGCGGCTGATGCCGCCTTCCAGCAGCGGGTCGACGAGATCCGCACGATGCACAACATCAGCGAAATCATCGGGCGCTATACGACGCTGCGGAAAACCGGGCGCGAGGTAGCAGGCCTGTGCGTTTTCCACAACGAACGGTCGCCGAGCCTGCGCGTGAATGATGCCAAGGGCACCTATCACTGTTTCGGCTGCGGTGCTTCCGGCGACGTCATCCGCTTCGTGATGGACAAGGAGGGCAAGAGCTTCCTCGATGCGCTATCCTGGCTTGGCGCTTCCGATCTCCCTGTCGTCTCGCCGGAGCAGCGGGCGCAGCGCGCTGCCGAGGACGCCGCCGATCGTGAGCAAGCGATAGCCGAGGCCCGAATGTTCTGGGATCGGTCGCGCCCGGCCGCCGGCACACCCGCGCAGGTGTACGCGCGTGCGCGAGGGATCACCATGCCGTTGCCGCCTTCGATCCGCTTCGGCATGGTCCCGGCTTGGCGCGATCGTGAAACGGGCGAATGGGGGCGCGACCTTCCGGCGCTCATCGGCGCTGTCACGATCGGTGAGGATCTCGTCGCCATCCAGCGCATTTTCCTTCGGGATGGCGGGCGCGCCAAGGCGAACATGAAGAAGCCGAAGCTCAGCCTGGGGCGCGTCATGGGCGGGGCCCTCTGGCTCGGGCCACCTGCATGCGAGATCATCATCACCGAGGGGCCGGAAGACGCACTCAGCCTGGCGCAGGAGATTCCCGGGCGCACCGTCGCAGCGGCGCTGGGAACCGCCATGATGCCGGCCATCCGCTATCCCGCCCAGGTGAGGCGGATCACCATTGCTGGGCAGAACGACAAGGCTGGAGCGCTGGCCGTTGATCAGGCCGCCGCCGCCCTGACCGAGTTGGGCTTTTCGGTTCGGACGATGTTCCCGCATCCCGATTACAAAGACTGGAACGACCAGCTGCGCGGCATCAGGCGGGAAGAGGCCTCTGTATGAGCGGGGCCTTCAGCCGGCAATATGAGGACGCCGACCTGATCCCAGGCCAGCCGATTCCTATCAAGCCGGCCGTGCCCAAGGCCGGCGAATACCCCGTCGATGCCCTGAGCCCGAAGTTGCGGGCGGCAACCCTCGCGATCATGGACAAGGTCCAGGTGCCGGCCGCGATCGCGGCGCAGTCGATCCTCTCGGCCGCTGCGCTCGGCGTGCAGGCGTTCGTCGACGTTCGGCTCCCAACAGGCGAGGTTATCCCTTCCTCGATCTTTGCGATCACCGTGGCGGCGTCGGGCGATCGAAAGTCGTCATCCGACAAGCTGGCGCTGCACGCGATCCGCGAGCGCGAGGCCAGGATGCACGACGATTGGCAGATCGCCCAGACTGCATATCTCGCCGACAAGGCCGCGTATGGCGCTGCCCACAAGAAGGCGACGAGCACCGCAGGCAACCGCAACCGGCGGGATATTCGCGAGGATCTTGAGCGGCTGGGCCCCGAGCCGATCGCGCCGCCCCTGCCGATGCTGGTCAGCGACGAGGGCACGCTCCAGGGCCTGCAGAAATTGTTCGCCGACGCGATGCCGTCGCTGGGCCTATTTTCGGACGAGGGAGGCCAATGGCTGGGCGGATTCGCCATGGCCGAGGAACAGCGGGGGCAAACCGGCGCGGCCCTGTCGAAGCTTTGGGATGGATCGCCGATCAAGCGGGTACGCGGCACCGACGGTGTCACCATCCTGCGCGGCCGCCGGCTGTCGCTTCATCTGATGATCCAGCACCGGATCGCCAAGCGGCTGCTCTCGGACCCCGACCTGAAGGACCAGGGCCTGTTGTCGCGCATCCTCGTTTGCCAGCCGGAGACGATGAAGGGGCAGCGCATGTGGCGCGACCCGGATGCCAATTCCGATCTCGACCTGGAGAAGTTCGACGCCAAGCTCTACGGCCTTCTCAGCGGCGAAATGCCGATGGACCCGCAGACCCGCGCGTTGACGCCGAAGATCATCGACCTGTCCCCCGATGCGAAGGAGATGTTCCGGCAATGGCATGATGCGGTCGAGGTCGAACTGCGGCCCGGTGGTATGTTCGACGACATCACCGGCTTCGCAGCGAAGCTGCCCGAACATTCGGTGCGCATCGCCGCGGTGATGGCATATTTCGAAGACCGGCAGACCGTCCAGATCAGCGCTACCGCGCTGTCGGCTGGCATCAAGCTCGCCAAGTTCTACGCCATGGAAGCGCTGCGTCTGATCGGCATCGGAACCGCCGACGAGGATAGCGAAAACGCCGCCGCCCTGATCGCATGGATTCGCGACAAGGGGCACCGGATAGTCGGTAAGAAGTGGCTCAGTAACAATGTCATCCCCAAATCGATCCGACCGGCACCGCCGCTCTCGCGCGCGATCGAGATACTGATCGAGCACGGTCACTTGGTCCCGATCAAAGGTGGCGCGCACATGCGGCTCGGCGAGAAAGAGCAGTTCTTCAAGGACGCCTACACCGTCATCGAGGACGCGGCCGAATGAGCGGGTTCGCCTCCTTCGATCCCGACCGCTTTGTCGGCGAGATCCGCGCGCCAGTTGCGATCGGTCCCGCGCCGCTGCCTTCGGACTGGCAGCACGCCATTACGCTACTTCAGGATGCCGCGCGACCGTCCTACGCGTCTTCCGCGCGCTGGGCCCAGGTGGTGCAGGATGCCGTCATATTCGCCAACACGCGCGCCGAGGAAGCGGTCCAGGCCGGCTGGACGCTCGGGAACGTGTTCGGCTTCGACCCCGACCAGCCAGACGGCTTCGTGGGGCTGGTGATCGATATCCGCGGCGCTTCCGTTCTGCGCGTTGATCCGAACGTGGCCTGGATTCCGCATGAGCGAGGATGCCGGTTTCACTATCGCCACATGCCCGACGATTCGCCGTTGCTGTGGGAGCTCGCTCGCATGGGGAAAGGGCGACGTCGATGAACCTTACGAAGTGTTGCCCGCTGTTGCCTGCGCCGTTCATGTTCGGCCGCATCGTGTCCAGTCTGCGAAGTGTTGCCCCGAAGGGCAACCGCTGGGCAACACTTGGGCAACGGCACGAAATCCCCGAAAAATCGACGTTTCGCATTGTGCCCGCCCTGCGCTGTTGCCCCGGCGGGGCAACACTTCGGGCAACACTTGGGGGTCGGTTGGATTTCCATGCGACCCCAGCGCGAACGGAGAAAGAACAAACCCGCCAGCGAGGCTGTCGCGGCGGGCGGCGGGGGTGGTGGGTTAAGGGGAGGCCCTTGGCCTACCCCTTAAACCCGCCGATTGCAACCCTGCCGTGGGTATCGGTCGAGGAGGATGGAAAAATGCCGAGACGCAGGAAAGCCGACAAAGCCGAGCTCGTCGCCCGGCTGGAGGCTGTTCGCGTGACGATCGCGGACATGAAGGACGCCATGCCGACGATGGCCCGGGAACTGCGCCGCTCGGCCGACGAGGCGCTGGAAGATATCATCGAGGCTATTCGCTGATGGCAACGCCGCTCGCCCGCTTCGCGTCGCTCAGCGAGGAGCCGGACCCGGCCCGTGCGCGCCGCGCGGCCCGGGAAGCCTACCACGCCCACGGCATCGTCCTAATCAATCCCGAATGGCTGTCCGGCTGGGCCGACCGGAAACAGCTCGAAATCCTGGCCGAGAAACTGTTTGGAAAGCGAAAGGTCGATCATGGGCAAGGGTAACGTCATCCAGCGCAGCGCCGCCAGCCGTGCCGCGAATGCGGCGGCGATGTTGCGGGGCGAGAAACCGGTCCATGCCGCCCCTGAGCCGCCTCGCGCACCCGTGCGCACGCGCGAGACCCAGGAACCGACGCCGGAGCAGATTGGTCATTTCGTCTTGGGCCCGGTGCGAACCGAAAAGGGCCAGGTCATCGGCCGGGCCTATCGCCGCCAGCCATACTTTGAGACCCTGGCGAAGATGCCCCTCCGCGCGTCCGATCAGAAGGGGCCCCGGCTCATCACGCCCGACCAGTTGCGGGCGCTGCGGTACTATCGTGCCAATCACGAACTGACGGTCGTTTCGGAAACGCGCTGTGCGCTCAATCAGGAGCGGGGCAGCGGCGAGGCGATTGGCCTGCCTATCACGTTGCTGTCGGCTCGTGGCGTGAAGGATTGCGAGGTGGGGCTGGGCGCCTTGGTGCATACGCTCCGGGCTGTCGCGCTGGAGGACAAGAGCTTTGCCCAGGTCGCAATGGAGCGGTGGGGAAGCCGCGACCGGCAACGCATCGTCATCGGGTCGGGGAAGAAGAAGCCCCGCATCGCCAAGGAGATCGTGCCGAAGTCCAGCGCGCATCCCGGCATCATCCGACAGGAGTTCCTGGACGCGCTCAAGATCATGACGGGCACCACTGCGCGGCTGGTTTCTGATGGGGCTTGAAGCTGGGGGGTGGATATGGCATTTCAGGAACCGTCGGAAATCTGACCAGCAGAGGCCGCGCCCCACCGGGTTGCGGCCTCGGTCGTTTCTGGAGGCTCCCATGATCTCGGCGGGTAATGCTGCCACGCTCGTTCCTGCTCTGCCTCGGCATCAGGCTTTAAGACCTGGCTTGCCAGGCCGCCCGGGTTGATCGCCGGGCGTTAGTTTACCGCGATACCGCGAGAGGCGTTGATGACCGGACCTGCCATCTGGGGCGGCACGGTCGGAGCCCAGCACATGCCGGAGCGTGGGGTCATATGTGCCCGGACGCGGCTCCGGTGCCCGCCGCCAGATAGCGCGGGCAACCTGTTGTGGGGTGGAGCAGTCCGGTAGCTCGTCAGGCTCATAACCTGAAGGTCGCGGGTTCAAATCCCGCCCCCGCCACCAGTTCATCGCAGGAGGCGCACATGGCCCGTGTCGTCATGACCCTCCGTGTCGAGTATAGGCCCGCCTTCGACGCCCTGCTCGCCTGCGCGCATGAGATCCGAGCGACGCATGGCGACGAGTGCGCAGCAGCGTGGGCCAGCGCAGCCCTGGAGGCTGACTTCGATCTGTTCTGCCGCATCGTCAGCGACACGCGGCCCGTGCTTCGTTTGATCCAGGGCGGGCGCTGCTAGGCGGTATGGCCTGGTCACGCGCATCTCGACATGATCGCGGCTATGGTGCTGCCTGGGACCGGACCCGCAAGCGCATCCTCGCCCGCGACAAGCACCTCTGCCAGCCGTGCCTGCAGCGCGGCATCGTGCGGTCGGCACCGGAGGTCGACCACGTCACACCGAAGGCCGAGGGCGGCACCGAAGACGACGACAACCTGCAGGCGATATGCCGCGACTGCCATCGGCAGAAGACGGCCGAGGAGTCGGCGAGGGCGCAGGGACGCCCCGCACCGCGGCGCATCGTCGCGACCGATGTCGACGGATGGCCGGAAGAAGGTTGACGGATCAGGCAGAAAATGGCTGAAAACAGCCATTTTTTGATGATTTCGGCGCCCCGGATGCCCCCGAAGGTGAGGGGGTGGGGTCAGGTTGGCGCGGATCGGCCTCTGGGACCGCGCGTGGGGGGAATTACGCGCAATTGCAGATTAACATCGTGAAAATGCCAATCTGCAACGACCGCCGGGGGTGATGGAGCGGCCAATGGCGAAGCGCGGCGCAAAGCCGAAGCCGGTCCGGCTGCGGCTGGTGGACGGCACCCACAACGTCACCCGGCATGGTTCCCGCGAGGTAGCGGAGAAGGTCGCCGAAGCCGCCGAGGCCGGGTTCGGGAAGCTGACCAAGCCGGCCTATCTGAAGGGACAGGCCGCATGGGCGTGGAAACGGTACATCGAGCCGGCCGGCTGGCTGGACGCGTCCCGGGAGGCCGCCGCGATCGCGTTCTGCGAGTTGTGGCAGGAGTTCCGCGCCGCCCCGATCATGTTCGCCGCCGCCAAGCATGGCCAGCTCCGCGCGTATATGGCCGAGCTGGGCCTGACCGACGAGCGTAACCGTGGCGACGTCGAAGACGGGAAGGAAAAGGACGACTTCTTCGGAGACTGACCGGGCGACGCTCTGGGCGCAGGCCGTCGTGTCGGGGAAGGTGGTTGCGGGCCCGCACATCCGCAACGCGTGTCGCCGGCACCTCGACGACCTGAAGCACGGTCACGAACGCGGCCTGTTCTACGATCGCGACAAGGCCGCGCACGTCATCCGGTTCTACGAGGAGAAGCTTCGGCTCTCCGAGGGGCAGTTCGAAGGGCGGCCGTTCCAGCTCCATCCGAGCCAAGCGTTCAAGATCGGCTCGCTGTTCGGCTGGATGTCGGATGTCCGCCGCCCGGACATCGGCAGGGTGCGCCGATTCACCCGGGCCTATATCGAGGAGGGCAAGGGTAACGGAAAGTCGCCGCTGGCCGGCGGCATCGGGCTCTATGGGCTGACGGCCGACAGGGAGCCCGGCGCGCAGATATACGCCGCCGCGGCGACGAAGGATCAGGCGAACATCCTGTTCCGCGACGCCGTCAACATGGTCGACAAGTCGCCCGAACTGGACAAGCGCATCAAGCGCAGCGGCGGGCCCGGCCGGGAATATAACCTGGCCGTGCTGCGAACCGGGTCTTTCTTCCGGCCGATCAGCCGCGAAGCGAAAAAGACCGGATCAGGCCCGCGCCCCCATTTCGCGTTGTGCGACGAGGTGCATGAGCATCCCGATCGCGGTACGATGGAGATGCTCGAGCGCGGCTTCAAGTTCCGCGTCAACCCGCTGCTGTTCATGATCACGAACAGCGGGTCGGATCGCAACTCGGTCGCCTGGGAGGAGCACGAACACGCCGTCAGGGTGGCCGCCGGCAATCCTGACGCGAAGGACGACGACCCGGCCTATCTGGGCGAGCCGCTCGACGACAGCACCTTCTCTTTCGTCTGCTCGCTCGATCAGGGCGACGACCCGCTCGAAGATCCGAGTTGCTGGATCAAGGCGAATCCGCTGCTCGGCGTCACGATCACGAAGGAGTATCTCGCCGGCGTCGTGAAGCAGGCCAAGGACATGCCGGGCAAGCTGAACGGCATCCTTCGCCTGCACTTCTGCGTCTGGACCGATGCCGAGACGGCCTGGATGACGCGCAAGGTCGTGGAGCCCTGCCTGGCCGACTTCGACCCCGCCGATTATCGCGGTCAGCGCACCGGCATAGGTCTCGACCTGTCGCAGACGCAGGACATCACCGCGAAGGCGTGCGCGACGATCGCGGGCTGGAAGGACATACCGGAGGAGCGCGACGGCGAAACGGTGCTGGTCAGCAAGCCGGTGGTGGCCGCCTGGATCGAGGCATGGACGCCCGGCGATACGGTCAAGTCCCGCCAGCTCCGCGACAAGGCGCCCTATGACGTCTGGATCAACGGCGGTCACCTCAATGCGCCGCCCGGCAAGATCATCAGCTATTCGCATGTCGCGGCCTCAGTGGCGCGCGACGCCGGGCTCTACGATGCCGTGCTGGCTTATGACCGCTACGCCTATCAGGCGACCTTTGCGCCGGAACTGGCTCAGATCGGCTGCGCGATCGAGCAGGTCGAGCATCCCCAGGGCGGCAAGAAGAAGGGCAAGCCCACTGAGTGGATGAAGGCCGCGGCGACTGCGGCGGGCAAGGAGCCCGAGGGGCTCTGGATGCCGGCGTCGGTGAAGCTCGTCGAGCAGTTGTTCCTGGAGGAGCGGCTCCTGCTCCTGCGCAATCCGGTGCTGGTGTCGGCGATCATGTCGGCGGTCCTCGAACACGACCCCTGGGGCAATTATTGGCTATCGAAGGAGCGCGCCGTGAAAAAGATCGACGCTGCCATTGCCCTGTGCATGGCAATCGGCGTGCTGCTTTCGGTCCCGGCTGGTGGCGGGCCTGTGGCGACATCGCCTTGGGATGATCCCAATTTCAACATGGCCGGGGCCGCCTGATGTCGCCGGACGATTATCGCCGGGCGTCGGGATATCGCCGCTCCGAGGGCGAGCAGCGCAGCGGCGGCAACCCGCTGGAGAATCCGGGCATCCCGATCAGCGCGAGCTACGAGGAGTTCCTTCGCTTCTTCGGTCAGCTCGATACGACGACCCAGCTTCCGCCGGTCACGATCGAATCCGCCATGGAGGTGCCGGCGGTGCTGTCGGCCACGTCCTTCCTGTCGCGGGCGCTGGCGAGCCTGCCGCTTCATGCGTATCGCCGGGGCGAGGACAAGCCGCTCGACGGCGATTTCGAGATGCTGCTGAACGAGGCGCCGAACGGCGAATGGACCAGCTTCGGCTGGCGCCAATATATCTGGCAGCAGGTTTTCACGGGCGGTCGCGGCCCGACCTACATCGAGCGAACCGGGACCAGGGCCGTGGCGCTCTGGCCGATGGACCCGAACCTGACGACGGTTTTCCGCCGCGGAGGCAAGCGCTTCTATCGGTTCGGCGGCGAGGAATATCCGGCGACCGACGTCATCGACGTGCCGTTCATGCTGAAGGCCAACCAGCTCGATGTCGTCTCGCCGATCTACAAGGGCCGCAAGGCGATCGGCCTGGCGCTGGCCATGAACAATTTCGCGGGGACCTTCTTCGGCAGCGGCGGCGTCCCGCCGCTCGCGTTGCAGGGGCCGCTGCCGGCCGGCCCCGAGGCGTTCAAGCGCGCGCAGGAGCAGATTCAGCGTGCGATCGACATGGCGCGCAAGAACGGGGCACCGTTCTTCGGGATGCCGCCCGGGCATGAACTGAAGTCGATCGGCGTCGACCCCGACAAGGGACAGATGACGGCCGCCCGGCTGTTCCAGCTTCAGGAGATCGCCAGGCTGTACCAGTTGCCACCGGTCTTCCTCCAGGACCTGACCAACAACACCTTCACCAATGCCGAACAGCAGGACCTGCAACTGATCAAGCACACGCTGCTGCACTGGTCGACGGCCTTCGAGCAGGAATGCAGCCTCAAGATTTTCGGCCAGCGCTCGCGCGCTCGGCAGATCCGGCACGATTTCACCGCAGCGATCAAGGGCGACCTGAAGAGCTGGTTTGAGGCGATCGCCCGCGCGATCCAGACCGCTCAGCTCACGCCGAACGAAGCCCGGCGCCTCAACAACCGCCCGCCGGCCGAGAATGGCGACAAGCTCTACATCCAGGGGGCGACCGTGCCGCTGGGAACCCAGCCTCTGATGAAGGCGCCGAAGAACGGAGACGAAGGCGATGGCGACCAAACCGCCTAAGACGGACGCCCGCGAGACGCGCGCGATCGACAGTCAGCTCGAGCTGCGCAGCGTGGCCGCCGATGGCACCGGGCCCGGCACTGCCTCGGGCTACGCGGCGCTGTTCAACGTCGAGGCCAATATCGGCGGCTATTGGGTGGAGAGCATCGCGCCCGGCGCGTTCACGCGCACGCTCGCCGAGGACGATATCCTCGCCGTGCATAGCCACGATATCGGCCGGGTCGTCGGCCGCACCGGCGCCGAAACGCTGACGCTGCGCGAGGACGCGAAGGGACTCGCCTTCGAGAACGCGCTGCCCGACACCAGCGACGGCCGCGACCTCGCCGTCTCGATCGAGCGGAAGGACATCCCGGGGATGTCGTTCGGCTTCATCACCCGCAAGCAGGAATGGGACGAGACCGTCGATCCGCCCAAGCGCACGATCATCGAGGCGACCCTGATCGAGATCACCTATTCGGCGCTGCCCGCCTATCCCGACACGACGGTCGGGATGCGCTCGCTCGAACATGCCCGCGCCGAACGGCGCGAGCACAACCGCAAAGCCGGCTCCCACCGCATCGCCGCGCGCCGCGCGCGCCAGATGCAGTTGGAACGCGGCCTCCGCTGATCACCGGACCCGGTCCGAGGCGCGCGCCGACGCTTTCCATCGACGCACCCCAGGAGACTGACAATGCCCACGCTTACGGAGCTTCACGAGAAGCGCGGCAGCCTGGTGACCCAGGCCCGCGAGGCGCTCGACGCCATCACCGCCAACACCGACGAAAGCCGCACCAAGGAACTGGAGGAGCGGCACGACAAGATCATGGCCGAGTTCGACCAGATCGAGGCCGACATCAAGCGCGAGGAGCGCCAGGCCCAGATCGAGAAGGACGAGGAGGAGCGCCGCGCCAAGCGCCGCCCGCTCGGTCCCGACGGCGAGGAGGAGCGCGAATTCGAGCCCAATTCGGCGAAGGACAAGGAAAAGCGCCAGGCCGAATATCGTTCCGCCTTCGACGCGTGGATGCGCACCGGCTGCGACGTCCAGTCGCTCTCGAACGAGCAGCGCGAGCTGCTGCGTCGGGGCTTCCAGGAGGAGCGCGTCCAGGTCGCCGGCACGACCACGGCCGGCGGCTATACCGTGCCGAAGGATCTCGCGAACGAGATCGTTCGCGTCATGAAGGACTGGGGTCCGATGTATGACGAGAATATCGTCCGCGTCATCACCACCGGCTCGGGCAACGAGTTCGACATCCCGACCAACGACGACACCGGCAATTCGGCGTCGGCGCTGTCCGAGGGCTCCGATCTCACCGACGACAATAGCGGTGACCTGACCTTCGGACAGAAGCGCCTCGACGCCTATGTCGACGCGACTCCCTGGGTGAAGATCAGCTTCGAGCTGATGCAGGACTCGGCCTTCAACCTCGAGGAGTTCCTGGCCGACGCGCTCGGCGAGCGGCTTGGCCGCCGCGCCAACAACCGGCTGACCGTCGGCACCGGATCGAGCCAGCCCAACGGCATCGTCACCGCAGCGGGCGCCGGCGTCACGGCGGCGGCGGCGGCGGCGATCGCGGCCGACGAGCTGTTCAACCTGCAGCATTCGGTCAACGCGGCCTATCGCCGCAGCCCGAAATGCCGGTGGATGTTCGCCGACAGCACGCTGCTGGCCTTCCGGAAACTGAAGGACGGGGATGGCAACTATCTGTGGCAGATGGGCGATATCCGCGTCGGCGCGCCCGACCTGCTGCTGCAGAAGCCGTACTCGATCAACGACGACGTGCCGGCGATCGCCGCCAGCGCCAAGTCGGTCGTGTTCGGCGACTTCAGCCGCTACTGGGTGCGCAAGGTCGGCGTGCCGATCATCGGCACCGTGCGGGAACGCTTCTGGCCGAAGGTCGGCCTCGCGGGCCTGATCCGCTACGACGGCGAACTGATGGACGCGAACGCCGTCAAGGTTCTCACCCAGGCCGCGAGCTGATCCACCCCACATCGCGAAGGGACGTCGGGGCGCATGTCGCCCCGGCGTTCTGTCCCGGCTGGTGCGCCCAGCCCGGTCAGAACGCGTCCCAATGGAGATCGACCATGAGCACTCGCCGTGAACGCCGCGCTGCTGCTGCCGCGCCTTCCGCCCCGGCCACCCCGGCTGCGCCCGTCGCTGCTACCGCCGAAACCGAGACTGTCGCGGGCGCCGCCGGCGATGACACGATCGCGGCCGCGCCGGGTGACGACACCATCGGATCGGCTGGCGGCGACGATACGCTCGGCGCGGGCGCCGGTGGCGCTGGCGATGACACGATCGAAGGCGCGGTGGGTGGCGACGGTGCTGCGACCAGCGAAGCCCGAGAGCCGGACGTCGACGACGACAAGGTCGAGGTGATCCTGACGACGAGCCTGTCGGCGCCGGGCTGGTCGAAGAAGCCGGGCGACCCGTATCGGTGCAGCCCCGCCGAGGCGAAGCGCCTGCGCGACGCCGGTTTCGCCGAGCCCGAAGCCTGATCCCATGGGCTGGTATCCCGCCACAGTCACCGCCGCGCCGGCCAGCGAGCCGGTCACGGTCGCGGAAGCGAAGGCGCAGACGGTGATCGCGGATGACATCGATGACGTCGTCGTCGCTCGTTTCATCAAGGCGGCGCGAGCCCATGTGGAGAACTATTGCGGCACGCCGCTGGCGAGCCGCACCATCGTCGTCAAATGCGATAGCTTCGCCGACCTTGCGGTCTTTCCGGTCGTGCCGTTGTTCGCCGTGTCCTCGATCGCCTATGTCGACGCGGCGGGCGGTGTCCAGACCTTGCCTGCGGACGCCTATGAGGTTCGCTCCGACGGCCTGGAAGCGTCGATCGCGTCGCAGCCGGGATCGTCCTGGCCGTCGATCCTTTCCGGCTCCCGCATCACCGTCACTGCAGTCGTCGGCTATGACGAGGTACCCGAGGATATCCGCCAGGCGATCCTCCTGCTCGTCGCCCATTGGTACGAAAATCGCGAGGCGGCCGGCGCGGCCCTGACCGACATCCCGCACGGCGTCGACAGCCTTCTCGTCAACAATCGCGGGCCCTATGCCTGAAAGGAGCGCATGATGCGTATCAAGGCCAAGATCGCCTATAATCATGAAATCGGCGCGCTGCCGCGCGGCGCCGTGATCGAGGAGAGCGCGAAGCGCGGCCAGGCGCTGGTCGATGCCGGCAAGTTCGAAAAGACCAAGGATGAGGTGACGCATCGGCCGCCGGTCGACGCCCCGTCGGTTGATGCCGGTGCATCCGATCCCGTCGACCAGACGCCCAAGGATTCGGAGAAGGCGTGATGACCGCCCCCGGCGCCGGTTCGCTGGACAGGTCCGTGGACATCATGCGGGCGTCGGTCAGCGACGATGGGATCTCGCGCAACCTCGGCGCCTACGCGAAGATCGCTGAGCGCCGAGCGCGAAAGTTGGACATCTCCGACGGCGAGCGCTTGCGCGTCGGCCAGCAGGCGCAGGATCTCACGGCCCGTTTTCTCATGCGCTGGGACGCCGTGACGACCACCATCACCGCGCGCGACCGTCTGGTCTGCGAAGGGCGGACCTATGACGTCGTCGGTGCCAAGGAATGGGGCGACCGGCGCCGCCGCTATATCGAGATCACCGCGGCTGCGCGGCCCGACCTATGAGCCGCTACACCCGCACCCGCGTCGAGGGCCTGAAAGAGTGCAACTCCGCGCTCGGCCAACTGCCGCGCCATGTCGGCAAGGCTACGCTGGTGCGCTTCGGCAAGAAGCGGCTGGAGCCGATGAAGGAGGCCGCCAAGGCGAATGCGCCTGTCGAAGAGGGCGACCTTCGCGACAGCATCATCGTCGGCACGCGCCAGGGCTCGCCCGGCCAACGCCGCAAGCGCTTCGCCGACAAGGCGGCGGTCGAGATCTATATGGGCCCCTCCGCCGATGGCTATCCGCAGGCGGTCCCGCAGGAGATGGGGTCGGTCAACAATCCGCCGGCCGGGTACATGCGGAAAGCGTGGGACGAGCATCACGACCAACTGCTCGACGGCATCGCGGAAGACCTCTCCGGTCAGATCGCCGCCGCCGCCAAGCGGGTCGCGAAGCGCCAGGCTCGAAAGGGCTGATCATGACGATCGGGAACAAGACCCTGGAAGATTTCGCGCGCAACGCGGACGGCCAGACCTATGACGGACGCAAGGTCGCGCAATGGCTGTTTGAGGTGATGACCGGCAAGCCGATGAGCGACGCCGAGGCCGCCGATTTCGTGCGCGAGGCGCAGGAGCGCGCCGCCCGCCGCCGAAAGGGCTGATCATGGAGGAATGGCTGCGCGCCCGGATGCTCGCTTCGGTGGGCATCGCCGGCATCGCCGGGAATCATGTCGATTGGGGGCTGCGCCCGGCCGGCGATCAGATGCCCGGGGTCGAGCTATTCGTGATCAGCGACGTTCCGGAGCGCCGCATGGCAGGCAACCCAACCTGGCATGATGCCCGCGTCCAGGCGAATTGCTGGGCCGCCACGCCGGGCGAGGCCATCCGCCTGCGCCGCGCTGTTGCAGCCTTCGCCGAAGGTCTTCGCGAAACCGTCGACGGCAAGAAATATCGCGTCTTCGTCATCGACGCAGACGGTCGAACCGAACCCGATGCGGGACGCATCGCTCACCGTGCGCAGGTGGATTTGCGCATCTCCTACCAAGTCTGACCAAGGAGGCCGACATGGCTGCTACCGCTGATGATACCGACATCGGTCACCTGACCCTGTTCAAGAAGAAGACCGCCCCGACGACCTATGTGACGCTCGCCGAGGTCGTCGAGTTCAACCCGCCCGAGTTCACCCGCGACGCAGTCGAATATACCCATATGTCGTCGCCTGAGCGGTGGCGTGAATTCGGCCCCGGCCTGAAGGACGGCGGCGAAGTGACGCTGACTTACAACCTGATCCCCGGCGAAGCCGATGACGATCAGATCGCCGACAGCTTCGCCTCCGACGTCGCCGAGGAATGGCAGGTTGCCTTTCCCAATGGTGCGACGCTCGACATCAAGGGCTTCTTCACGGCGCACTCGCGCGCGACGCCGCTCGAAGATCGCATGACCGGCGCCGCGACCTTCAAGGTCTCGGGCAAGCCCGTCCTGACCGCGGCCGTGTAATGGCGACCGCCAATCCGCTGCTGGGCGAGGTCGCCCTTCCGCCTGTGAACGTCGCCGGCTTCGAGGCCGGCGGCGTTCTGCTGCTCGACTTCAACGCGCTGTGCGCATTGGAAGGCGTGCTCGCGAAGAAGATCGACGAGATCGGGACGGCCGTGCTGGAAAGCCCGAGCATGATGCGCACCGTCATGCGCGTCGCGCTAGAGCAGCATCATCCGACCGTCGACGAGTTGGAGGCCGGCCGCATCATCCAGGCGATCGGGCTGGACGTCGCGGCTGAGCTGATCCTGAAGGCGTTCACCCTCTCGTTTCCGGAGGCGGCCCCGGGGGGCGACAAGGGCCCTCGGACGGCGGCGGCGACACCGGCTGGGACTGGTGGCGCTGCTTCGAAATCTGGGTCGAAATCGGGCAAGCCCCCGAAGCGTTCTGGCACCAAACCCCGCGCCTCTTCGCGAAAATAGTCGCGGCGCGCGCCACCGCCGCCCAGGCCGAGCAGGATCGGATGATTTGGGCGGCGTGGAACACGGCAGCGCTCCAGCGGGCGAAGAAGATGCCTTCGCTCGACAAGCTGCTCTCCCCGAAAAAACCGAAGCCGAGACGAGGGAAGCCCAAGCCCTGGCAGCAAATGCTGGGCGCCTGGGAAAAGACCCTCGCGCGGAAATGACCGGAGGCCCGCATGGCATCCTCGATCATCGGCCAGCTCCGCGTCATCCTCGGGATCGACACGGCGCAATTCGACAAGGGGCTCGACGAGAGTCAGCGGTCGATGATCAAGGCCGGCCGCAATTTCGAGCGGCTGGGCCAGCGCGTCGAGAATATCGGCAAGAGCATGTCGGTCGCGCTGACGCTGCCGCTCACCGCGATCGGTGGCGGCGCGCTCAAGATGGCGTCCGACTTCGAAAGCGCCATGAACCGGGTCGAGGCCGCCACCGGCGCGAGCGGCGCGGAGCTGAAGGCGCTGCGCGACCAGGCGAAGGCGTTCGGCGCCGACAAGGGGGTGACCGCCACCGCCGCGCAGACCGCCGACGTCATGGAGGCGCTCGCGAAGAACGGCCTCACGACGACCCAGATCCTCGACGGTGCGACCGAGGCGACGCTGCGGCTCGCCGCCGCCAACAACGCCGAGTTCGCGCCGGCCGCCGACCTCGCGACTGATATTATGGGCCAGTTCGGCAAGAAGGCGACCGACCTCAACACGGTCGTCGACAAGCTGACCGGCGGCATGCTGGTGTCCAAGTTCGGATTCGACGATTACCGGCTCGCCATGGGCCAGGCCGGCGGCGTCGCGGGCGGGCTCGGCCTGACCTTCGAGGATACCAACGTCGCGCTCGCCGCGACCGCGGCGCTGTTCGCGTCGGGCTCCGACGCCGGCACCAGCTTCAAGACGTTCCTGTCCAAGCTTAACCCGGCCTCGAAGGAGGCCGCCACGCTGATGAAGCAGCTCGGCCTGAACTTCTTCCAGGCCAACGGGCAGATGAAGCCGCTCGCCGAGATCGCGCAGGTCCTGAAGGATCGGCTCGGCGGGCTCGCCGACGAAGCGAAGACCAAGGCGCTGACGACGATCTTCGGCACCGACGCGATGCGGACCGCCATCGGCCTGATGAACCAGGGTGCCGACGGCCTCGCGCGGATCAACGCCGAGATCAACAAGGCTTCGGCCCAGCAGCAGATGGACGCCCGGATGAAGGGCCTCTCGGGCATGCTGGTCCAGCTTCGCAAGATGGCCGAGGAAGCCGCGATCGCGTTCGGCGATAGCGGGCTGCTCGCCGCCGGCACGCGCGTCATAGCCATGCTCGGCGACATGCTGCAGGTGTTCGCCGCGCTGCCCGAGCCGGTGCAGACCGGCATCATCGCCCTGATCGGCCTCGCAGCTGCGGCCGGCCCCGTCATCGCGGTCGGCGGCCGGTTGATCATGGTCTGGGGGAGCCTCATGCAGATGGGCCCCCGGCTGATGGCCGTGCTCGCGGGAACCGCGGCTGGGGAGGTCGCGATAGGCGCCGCCGGCCCCGGTGCGGCGGCGGGCATCACTGCGCTGAAAGGCGCGCTTTCAGCCATGTTCGCGACCCCCTGGGGCATTGCCATCATGGCGATCGCGACGGCCATCGGCATCCTGGCATTGAACGCTGACAAGGCCGGACCGGAAACGGAGGAGGCGGCGCGCGGGCTTCGATCCCTGCGCGAGGAATCCGAGAAGGCGCCGAAGGCGATCGAGCAGGTCGGCGAAGAAATGAAGTCGACCGGCGACCGTATCGAGCGCGCCGTTGCGCGCCTGAAAGAGGCAACTGCCGCACTCTATGGCGTCGAGGCCGGCGCGGCTGCTGCGAAGCGCGGCCTCGCGCAGATACAACTCGCCCAGGCCCAGGCGAACCTGAAGACGGTCCAGAGCGACGACGACCGCACGATGTTCGCCAAGATGATGGGCGTGCAGCAGGGGAAGAGCGCTTATCACAAGGCCCGCGTCCGTGCCGCTCAGGCTGCCGTCGATCAGGCTCAGGAATATGTCGATCTTTCGTCGAAGGCCGAGGCTGCGGCGATTGCCCGCGCGAAGGCGCGCCAGGCGGCGCTCGCCGGTGGCGGCGGCAATCCGCCGGCCGTCACGCTGGAAAACCCGACGCTCGACACGGGCGGCGGCGGCCGGAAGAAGAAGGACCGCACCGAAGCCCTGCTCGCGCGCCGCGAGGAGATGGAGCTTCAGGTCAAGATGCAGGCCGCCCAGGCGCGCGGCGACCTTGCCGAGGCCCAGGCGCTCGAAGACAAGCTGAACCTCACCCGGCAGATTGCCGATTATGAGCAGACCGGCTTGTCGAAGGCCGACGCCCGTGTCGCGGCCGAGCGCGACATGAAGCTGTTGCAGGAGGCCCGCGCCAAGGCGAACGCGAAGGCCATCGCCGACGAGCAGACCGCGCTCGCGCTCGACGTCGCGCAGATCCAGCAGAATGCCAAGCTGGAGGATGCGCTGCGCCGCCAGCAGGAGCTGGAAAGCCGCATCCAGTTCTACAAGGAAAAGGGCCTTTCGATCGACCAGGCCACCACCCAGGCCAAGGCCGACCAGCTCAAGGTCGACGAGGCGCGCGCCGCGATCCAGCAGCGCATGCTCGAGGATGCCGAGCAGAACCGGCAGCTCGAACTGGCGCGCGCGCGGGGCGACAACCCGAACGATATCCGTGCGCGGGAACAGGCCATCTGGATTCGGGATCGCGCGCGCGACATCGAGCGCGACGGCAACCTCGCCCCCGGCGAGGGCATCGGCAAGGCCACGGCCGAGGCGATCGAGGGCGAGCGGGCCCGGATGCAGGGCGTGTTCCGCGACACCTTCAAGGACGGCTTCCGCGCGGCGCTGACCGGCGACCTGAAGGGCTTCGTCAAGAACTTCTGGCAGAACGCCATCATGGATGCGGCGCAGAACGCGCTCAACAGCCTGGCCGATGGCCTGTTCAAGTTCCTGACCCGGGGCTCGGGCGGTGGCGGCGGGCTGTTCGGCGCGCTCGGCAGCGTCTTCAAGGGCGCGGCGAGCCTGTTCGGCGGCGGGACCTTCACCGGGCCGACCATCGACACCGATGCGATCCAGGCGTCGATCGGCAAGACGGAGCTCCACGGCTTCAAGTCCGGCGGATCGTTCAAGGTCGGCGGCATGTCGGGCGTCGACAAGAACGTCGTCAGCTTCCGGGCGAGCAAGGGCGAGCTGGTCGATATCCGCAAGCCGGGCAACGATCGCGGCCCCGGCGGCGACAGCTACCATTTCGAGGGCAACCTGCTGACGCCCGAATGGTGGGCGATGATCAACCGTGGCGACATGGTCGCCGCGCAGCGCGGCGCAGCCGGCGGTAGCGCGATGGCGCAGACGGAACTGCGGCGTCGCGGACGCCAGCGATTGGGGCGTAGCTGATGGCGATTCTCATCCCCGCCTATCCCGGGCCCGCGAGCGCGGTCCCCGGCTATCTCGATTGGGGCGGCGTCATCAGCTCGCCGCTCGGCGGCGTCGACCAGAAGCTGAACCGCCTCGGCGACCGCTTCACGATCGACGTCACGATGAACACGATGCCGACGGCCGAGGACGCAACCGCGTGGGTCGCGGCGCTGATCCAGGCTCAGAAGGACGGCGGCATCTTCCCCTGGCCGCAGGCGATCAGCGTGAACGGCAGCGGCGCCGGCGCCGTCGATGGGGGCGGGCAGGCCGGGACGACGCTCAAGCTCCGGGGGCTGTCGAGCGGCAGGACGTTCCTGCGCGGGCAGTTCATATCGGTCATCCACGGCGGCCGGCGCTATCTGCACATCATCGCCGCCGCGGCGACGGCGAACGGACTTGGCAAGGTGTCGCTGCTGGTCGAGCCGATGTTGCGCGTCGCCTATACCGACGGCGCCGTCGTCGAGATCGACGAGCCGAAGATCGAGGGCTTTCTTGAAGGCAATCGCCGCGACTGGACGATCGATGTCGCGATGAACATCGGCCTCCAGTTCCGGATCACGGAGGCGGAATGACCAGCCTGACCGTCCAACTCGACGCGGCGCTGAGCAGCCCCGCCCCGACCATATTCGGGGCGATCTCGATCGACCTGCCCGGGCGGCAGATCAACCTGCTCGACGGGGCCGCGAGCCTCACCTTCAACGGCCGCAACTACACCGGCCGCGATCCGGTCTACGGGACGCTCTCGGCGATATCGAACCTGACCGACGGCATGGGGAACGAGGCGCCACGGCTGTCGATCACGCTGCTACCGGCGAGTGATGCCGCCGCCGCCGACCTGGCCGGGCCCGACATGCAGGGCTCCATCGTCACCATCTATTTCGGTGCGGTCGAGCGGACGACCGGGCAGGTCGTGCCGAACCCGCATCTCCTGTTCGTCGGCGAACTCGACGTGCCGTTCCTGACGGCCGGCGAGAATATGCGCGAGCTCGAATATGAGGTCGCGTCGATCTTCGAGCGCTTCTTCGCCGACGACGAAGGCGCGCGGCTGTCGGACGGGTTTCATCAATCCATCTGGCCCGGGGAGAAGGGCTTCGCCTTCCAGACCGGCGTCCCGCAGGGGGTGTACTGGGGCGTCGAAGCCCCGCCACGCCCGGTCACCAATACCGGCCTCGGATTCGGCGGCATCGGCGGCGTGTTCGGGGGTGATATGTGGCTGCTGAACCAATGACGACCGAGACACCCGAGGCGGAACTGCGGCGGCTGGCGGCGCAGGCGACGCTCGACGAGTTCAAGGACAAGCCGTTCCGGCTGGGCGATCGCGATTGCGTGCGGATGGCCGCTGCGCACCTCCGCCGGCTCGGCTATCAGGTGAAGCTGCCGCCGAAGGGCGCCTATCGCACCGTGCGGACGGCGCGCAAGGCGCTGGCGGACCGGGGTTTCGCGGATCTCTGCGCGGCGGTCGACGCCCATGGTCTGGAACGCATCCCGCCGGCGGCGGCCGTCGTCGGCGACATCATCGCCTGCCCGGGCGCTGAAGAGTTCGGACCGGCGCTGCACGTTGCGCTCGGGAACGGCCGCACCGTTGGCTACCATGAGGACTTGATCGGCGCGGGCGTGCTTCAGCCGATCGAATATGTCGCGGCATGGCGGGCTACGCCGATCACTTAGGGCAGTCTAGTTTGCCCATCGTGATACCCCCCTGGTTCGGCATTTCATCGACCAGACGGCAACCTGTTACCTGCTCGGCAGCGCGGCGTTGCCTGTCCCGTTCTTCCACTGTGTAGGTAACGAGCAGCGATTTTCGCGCGACGATTGCGACGCCCTCTTTCACAGTGACGCGATAGCGCGCGCCGTCGACGACGACATGCTGCGTCACGCTTTTGGCATAGCCGGCGGTCGCCCAGAGCGCCGCGATGGGCAGCAATATCGCAATCTGTTTCCGCATGCTCGGCCTCACTTCGGCGGCCTTCCTGCCACGATTTTTGCGCGCCGAACAGCCCACCCACCCGGAGCCGCCATAGATGAAAACCCTCCGCACGGCTGCGATGGTTGTTGGCGCGGTGGCCCTGGTCGCCACCGGGGTCGGCGCGGGGCTCGCACTGGCGGCGGGCACTACCATTTCTGCCGCCATGAGCGCGACCTTCGTCGCGGGCTTCTCGCTCGCGACGATCGCTACCGTAGCAAGCGTCGCGTCTGCTGCTCTTTCGCTCGCTGCGGCTGCTGCCTATAAGCGCCCGCCGCTGACCGGCTCGCCGACGACCTTCAACTCGGACCCGAGCGCGGGCATTCCGTACCTGATGGGCCGGACGTGGAACGCCGGCAACATCGTCTATTGGGACACGACCGACACCAGCGCCAAGGGCGACAACGACCGCCAGACCTTCGTCGTGATCATCTCGGGCGCCGGGCCGATCGAGGAAATCGAGGCGTTCAAGTCCGACCAGGTCGTCGTGCCGTTCGATGCCGGCGGCGCCGCGCTCGGCTTCTACAACGGCTTCATGTGGCAGAAGACCCAGCTCGGCCTGACGCCCGAGCCGGCCTCCCTGACCATCCCGGCGGATCCGGTGCCGGTGCCCGGCTGGACCGCCGCGCACAAGCTGTCCGGCTATGCCGCGGCGATGTGGCGGATGCGCTTCGACACGAAGGGCAAGAAGTTCCAGAACGGTACGCCCAAGCCGGGCTGGGTGGCGAAGGGCGTCAAGGTCTACGACCCGCGCCTCGACAGCACCTATCCCGGCGGGTCTGGCCCCTGCCGCGCGCTCGACGAATCGACCTATGTCTATTCGGAGAACCCGTTCCTCCACGGCCTGACGTGGTGCCTCGGCCGCTGGCAGAACGGCATCCGCATCCTGGGCATCGGCGCGCTGCTCGCGATGATCGACGTCCCCGCCTTCGTCGAGGGCGCCAACGTCGCCGACCTCAACGGCTGGAAGATCGGCGGCGTCGCCTATTCGACCGACAACAAGTACGAGACGCTGGTCAGCATGTTGCAGGCCGGTTGCGGCGAGCCGATGCCGCTCGGCGCCAAGATCAGTTGCTTCGTCAACTCGCCGAAGGTGTCGCTCGACACCATCACCATCAAGGACCTGTCGGGCCCGGCGAAGGTCCAGGCGACGCAGGCGCGCCGCGACCGCATCAACGGCATCATCCCGCGCTACCGCAGCGAGGCGCATAATTGGGAGGTGATATCGGCCGCGCCGGTGCGCGTGCCCGAGCATGTGGCGTTCGACGGCGGCGAGCGGACCAAGGAAGCCGATTACGTCTTCGTCCAGGACCTGAAGCAGGTCGCGACGCTGGCGCGCTACGGCATCGAGAATAGCCGCGAGTTCGGCCCGATCGACTTGCCGCTGCGCCCGCGCTGGATAGGCTACAAGCCGGGCGATGCGGTGACCGTCACGATCCCCGAAGTCGGGCTCAACGCGCAGAAGATCCTTTTCACCAACCGCGACATCGACCCGGCGACCGGATGCCCGCGCTTCTCGGCCCGATCGGAGACCGACGACAAGCACCCCTTCGCGCTGGGCCAGACGACGACCGCACCGCCGACGCCGGGCGTCACCGGCCCGCCGATCAACCCGGTTCCCGGTCCCGGCGTCTGGGTGATCTCGGCGACGTCGCTGACCGACGGGTCGACCACGCTGCCCGCGCTGGTGATCGACGGCGAGATCGACAGCAGCAGCTCGGACGCGATCGTCTTCGAGTATCGCGAATGGTTCTCCGGGATCGCCGACGACGCCGGCTGGATCGGCGCCGGCATCGAGCCGCCAGAGACGACGCAGAAGATCATCCCCGGCGTGTTGCCGGCGACCAGTTACCAGGCGGCGGTCCGCTACCGGCGCCAGGGCGTGATCGGCAACCGGCTGGTGCTGGGCCCGATCACCACGCCGCTGTTCGAACTGGAGGCGATCGCCAACATCGTCGCCGACGGCATCCTCGACCGGAGCGAAAAGCCGCGCATCGTCCAGGACTATACCGTCATCATCGCCGAGCAGGCGGGCATCGACGCGCGCGCCGCCGCGCAGGGCGTGACGACGCAGAAGACGACCTATGACAACGCCATCCTGGCGCTGACGACCTATCTCAACAGCCTGTCGCCCGACTTCGACGACTATACGACCGACACCGCGATCGACCGGGCGACCTTCATCGCCAAGTTCCGCGACGTCTATGTCGCGCGGCAGGCGGTGCTGAACGAGATCGCGAAGATCGCCTATGACCAGGCCGTCAACGCTATTGCCGCGGCGGCGAACGCCCAGGACACGGCCGACGGCAAGATCGACACCTTCTATCAGACCACGCCGCCGGCGAGCGCCAGCGAAGGCGATCTCTGGTTCGACATCGACGATGCGAACAAGCTGTACACCTATCGCAGCGGGGTCTGGACGCTCACCGCCGACACCCGCGTCGCCGCGGCGGTCACGGCAGCGGCCGGCGCGCAGGCGACGGCGGACGGCAAGGTCACGACCTATTATTCGACGTCGACCCCGACGGCGTCCGCGCTCGGCGATCTCTGGTACAACAGCTCCACCAACCAGTTGCGCCGCTGGAGCGGCTCGTCCTGGGTCCAGGTGGCAACGATCGGCGCGGATTGGGCGACCAACCTCGCCAACATCCCGACCGAGGTGACCGACGGCCGCATCGGGGACGGTCTCAATCCCGACGGCACCATCAAGCCGATGCGTGTCGGCACGACGGCGATGATCGACAACAGCGTGTCGAAGACGTTCGGCGTGACCTCCGCCGGCACGCTGACCGGGTCGGGCTCCTACGCCTGGCAGGATGCGCTCAGCTACACGATCCTGATGGATGAGCCGGGGCAGATATTGCTCTGGGCCGATATCCAGCAGGCTTATGCGAGCGGCGCCCTGCCGATGTCGTGGCAGATCCGGTTCCTCGTCGACGGAAGCCAGGTCGGCACCCCGAAGGGCGGCGCGGGCTGGGGCACCGACTCCGGCAGCATCCAGCGCATCACCAACTCGCTCAGCGCCGGCACGCACACGGTCAAGCTGCAGTGGCGCGCGAACACCACCGACCTGAGCCTCTCGGACGCCGCGATGTTCGGGATGGGCCGCTTCAACAAGTGAGGACCGACCAATGATCTATTGGGTGAAGTACAACCGCGAGACGGGCGATATCGTCATGGCCGGGCATTCGGTGACGCGCGGCGAGATGCGCCTCCAGGAGGAGCGGCACCGTGACCTTGCCGTGGTCGAGGCCGACGGTCCGACCATGCTGAACGGCGAGCCGGGCAAGGCGACCTATATCGAGGCGGTCCGACTGCCGTTGATCGCAGCGATCGACGAGGCCGCCGAGGGTCGGCTTCAGGCGCTCATGCCGAGCGCCGCGCGCGCCGTCATCTATGCCGCCAAGGAAGCGGAGGCACGCTGCGGTGCGGCGGCCGAGATGTCCTTCCTCGAAGCGGAAGCAGCGGCGACCGGCGTCTCGAAGAAGGATCTCGCGGCGGCCGTGATCGCCAAGGCGGATGCGTTCCGCGAGGCGGCCGTCACGATCGAGGCGAAGCGCCAGGCCGCCAAGAAGGCCGTGCGCGACGCCGAGACCATCCCCGCGATGATCGCCGCCGGCGAGGTCGATTGGGGCGACTGACCGTCCGATCTCGCAGCTTTCGGGGCCCGCATCGCGCGGGCCCTTTTCATGCCCGGAGAACGCCAGTGACCGAAAACGACCTCCAGATCGCGCGCGATGTGGGCGAGCTGAAAGCCGACATGCGCACGGTGAAGCATGACCTCGCCAACGTGTCCGCCAAGCTGGACCGGATCGGCGGCAAGCAGGACCGCGGGCTCGGCTTCTTCGCGGGGGCCGCCTTCATCGTGACGGCGTTCGGCGGGCTGCTGCTGGCGCTCAGCAAGATGCTGTTCGGGGGGCACGGCGGATGACCGAGCTCAACCACAAGGCGTTCTTCGACGCCGTCCGTCCCATGATGGGCGGCAAGCTGACGCAGGCGCAGGTCGACGGATTCAACGCGGCGATCGCGGCGCTGCTCGGTACGGCGAGCGCCGCTTATCCCGTCTGGACGGCCGCCGGCATGACGAAGCTCGGCGAGCGTGAGATCAAGGGCCCTCAGCACAATCCGTTCATCACGGAGGAGATGTGGAAGGCGCTCGGCGCGCCCTGGCTGACGACGGACGACAATGACGGGCCTTGGTGCGGCGGCTTCGCGGCGTGGTGCGTCAACAAGGCGGGTCTCTCCTATCCGAAGGATTTCCCGAAAGCTGCGGCCTGGGCGACGTGGGGCGTTGCCTGCAAGCCCCAGGTCGGCGCCTTCATCGTCAAGTCCCGCGACGGCGGCAACCACGTCGCCCAGATCGTCGGCATCACGAAGGACGGGCTCTACTATCTCGCCTTGGGCGGCAATCAGAGCGACAGCGTCTCAATCGCGCCTTTCCCCGTCTCGGCCGCCTATGCGTGTCGCTGGCCGGTGGGCGCGCCCGAACTGCACATCCCCATGCCGATCATGGAGAAGAAGACCAGCCTGGGGAGCGAGGCATGACGCTGCTGGAGTTCCTCGATCGTATGGGCGAACGGCGGGCCAACCGGCCGGCGCGCCCGGTCCGCGATATCCGCCAGTTCATCGGCTTCGCCTTCCTGGCGGGCTATTACTGGATGGTCTGGCAGTTCGCGAACCGCGCCGTCCCCGCCGCCAATCTCGACCTGATCCGCGACGCGATGCTGACGCTCGGTCCGCCGGTCGGCCTGATCGTCGGCGCGATGTTCCGGGCCGATGCCCGCGATGACCAGGCGACGGCGAACACGGCCGAGGCTTTCCGCACGATCCGCGCCGCGCAGGAAGCGTCGGCGACGGTGACGATCGACAATAAGCCGGAGAACCCGGTCCCCGTCAAAGGAGCCTGAGTGCGATGAATGACGATCAGATCAAGCACATGGTGAACCGCTTCCTGGCGTGGAAGCTGCCCAAGGATTTCCGGCCCGATGGCGGGATCACCTTCAAGGCCGAGTACAACGACAGCCCGGAAACTATGAAGATGTTGGGGCTGACCGAACCGATGCGCCATGAGCCCAGCGGCACGAACCTGTTCGACGCGACGCAGGCCGAAGCGATGGTCCGTTTCATGGCCGAGGGCATGCCATGATCGGGTTCCTCGCCCGGCTCGCTGCGCGGGCGGGCGTGCCCGAGCGCTTCGCCCGCGTCGTCGGTCCAGCCTGTGCAATATTTGCACTGGTCGCGCTGCTGACCGTCGCCAGGTGCGCCTACGATCGCAACCTGATCGCGCGCCACGACGCCGAGCAGGAAGCCCAGCTCGCGCCCGCCGTCCGCAGCGCCGACGCCAACGCGGCCGACGCCCGCCTTTCCGACCAGAAGAGGAACCAAGCCGATGAAGACGCCGAACGCGCGGCGGTCGCGCCGCTCCCTGATGCTCGTCTGTCTGATCGGCAGCGCGCTCGTGCTTGCGCCGTCCTGCTCCGACAGGCCCGCGAGCGCGGGCTTGAAGGCGCCCCCGGCTGCTGACCTGGTCGTCGAGGTCGAGCCGCAACTGGATATGAACGCGGTGCTCAACGACAGCGCCGCCGCGCTCGACGACTACGACACCGCGCACGCCTCCTGGGGTCGTCGCGGCTGGGACAAGGTCGCCCGCATCTGCCGCTTCTTTCGCGATCTCGGCGTGCCGACGCCGGATTGCTCCCCCCGCTGATCCCCAGCGCTGCCGCCGCCGGCCGAGCGACGGCAGATCGTCCCTATCCGGCCATCCCTCATCATCGACATGGAGCCGATCATGACTCTGCAATATTCCGTCGCCGTCCGTAACCAGAAGCTCGACGCGGTCGAGGTCGCGATCGGCACGTCGGCTGTCCTGAAGATCCGCACCGGCGCGCCGCCCGCCAACTGCGCGACCGCCGACGCCGGCACGGTGCTGGCGACGCTCAACCTGCCGGCCGACTGGATGGCGGCGGCTTCGGGCGGCAGCAAGTCCAAGTCGGGCACCTGGCAGGACCTGACCGCCGATGCCGCCGGCACCGCCGCGCATTTCCGCATCTATGCCTCGGACGGCGTGACCTGCCACGCGCAGGGCACCATCACGATCACCGGCGGGGGCGGCGACATGACCCTGGACAACACGTCTATCGCGGTGGGGCAGCAGGTCGACGTGACCGCCTTCACGCTGACCGCCGGCAACTCCTGACGCGGGTCTGATCGGCCGGCGGGCGTGGGCTCGCCGGCCGTATTCTATCTGGACGGGGAGCGCCGATGCCTACGACCGCTTGGAAATTTCCCGGCACCGCCATCAACAGCGTTGCGGGCGAGACCGGTTCCTATGACTGGTCGAACCCGGGCAACATCACCGCCGACGACGGCAGCTATGCGGGCGTGGTCCTGACCGGGTTCGGGCCGAGCCGCACGTTGCGCGGGTCCAATTTCGGCTTCACCTCCTCGGATATCCCGGCGGGCGCGTTCATCACCGGCATCGAGGTTAAGATCGAGCGGAGCGCCAGCGACGCGAACCGCATCAACGACACGCATGTCTACATCGTCCCCAATGGATCGGCAGGGAGCGTTTCCGATCGCGCGGGCGACAACAAGGCCGACACCGTCACGAAATGGCCGACCAGCGATACGGCCGCCGTCTACGGCTCGTCGTCCGACACCTGGAGCGCCGGGCTCACGCGGGCGCAGGCGATATCCTCCAATTTCGCCGTCGACCTGCAGGCGACGACGACGGTCGGCGGGCTGGCGAACGTCGATTATTTCCAGGTCCGGCTCACCTGGGAGCTGCCGGTCATTTCGGCAGCGCTGAACGTCACCGAGGCGAGCGACGCGATCGCGACGACCGGGACGGTCAAGATCAAGGGCGGCTCGGCACTCACCGAGGCGGCTGACAGCCTCTATGCCCGGATCGGCTACACGGCTGTCGTCGATTGGGATTTCACGGCCAGTGAGACGCCAGATCCCCGCATCGCCTGGTCTGGCGCTGCGAACGGCACGCGGATCGATTCGACGGGCCGCATGTCCTATGTGCCGTGCAACCTGTTCGCGCGGTCCCAGGAGTTCGACGATGCCGTCTGGACCAAGGGCAACGCGACCATCACGGCAGACGCGACCACGGCCCCCGACGGGACGTTGACGGCCGACAAGCTGATCGAATCCGCGACCAGCGGAACCCACTATATACAGCAGAACGTCGGCGTTCCCGGTCGGTACGAAGTCCTATCCGTTCATGCGAAGCCGGCTGGCCGAGATTGGATTTTCCTCGCGCTCAGCAATGTCGGCGATGGCGCTTATTTCAACGTCGCTACCGGCGCGATCGGGAGTATCAACGGCACTGCTACGGCGGAAATAGAGGCCGCGGATAACGGGTTCTATCGCTGTTCCGTCAAGGCGCGACGCGGCGGCTCCGCATACAATGCGATCCACGCCTGTTCCGCGAACCTCACCGTATCCTATGCTGGCGATGGGACTTCGGGTGTCTATTTCTGGGGCGCCCAGGTCGAGCCGGTTTCCTATCACACGAAGGCTCGCGCCTATCTGATGTCGACGACGGCGGCCTATTACGGGCCCCGGTTCGACTATAACCCGGTCACCCTTGAGCCGCTCGGCGTGTTGTCTGAAGAGCCGCGCACCAACTTCCTGACCGACAGCGAGTTTGCCCAAGGATTGCCGGCGTCGCGTGGCGGCTCCGTCACCGCGGTTCCGTTCGCCGGATTGACCGCCGGAACCGGCCTGTCGTTGCAGAACGCGAACCCGACGACGACATATTTCTATGTCACCAACTATGCCGCGCCTGCCTCATCGCCGCGCGTCATCAGCGTCTTTGTCCGGATGGACGATGGCGGCGCGCCGTCGTTCGGAGCGCCCAGCAACAGCAGCCCGTTGAACGATTTCGTGTTCAACCTGGCCGGGACTGTGCTTCCCCCAATTGCGGCGAACGGCGGCACGGTCGAGGACTATGGCGGCGGCCTTTACCGGGTCAGCATGGCGACGACGACACCGGCAACGCCAAATACGAGCTGCGGCGTCATCAAATATCCAGGCAATAGCCTGCGAGGCTTCACGGCCAGCGGGATCATGGTCGAAGCCGGAAACGATGTGACTTCCTACATCGCGACCGGCACGGCGGCGGTGGCGCGAGGGGTCGAGCAGAGCACATGGGGGGGAGCAAGTTTCGCCGCCGCCTACAATCCTTCCGAGGGGACGATCATCGTCGACTTCGATCGCAACTCGCTTGCCAGCGCCGGCAGTCGGGTTGCCTTGGGCATCGACGACGGGACGAGCGCGCAACGCATGCTGCTCTATAGTTCGTCGGTCGGTCGGATCGTTGCAACGAATGGGTCCGACCTCTTCCCCGCGTACAACCTTGGTGCGATCCCCGCGAAAACCCGACAAAAGATCGCGCTGGCCTATGCAGCGAATGATTTCGCCGGGGTCATGAACGGGACCGCACCTCAGACGACGACCAGCGGCACCCCGCCCACGGTCGATCGTATGAGCATCGGCTGGGGGACGATCAGCAACGCGAACAACGGCCACATCAAGCGCATCCGCTATTACGACGTGCGGGTCAGGGATAGCGAGCTCAAGGCGCTGACCGCCCTTCAGGGCCAGTCGGTGATCATCGAGACCGGCGACACGCTCGCCGCCGACGGCAAGGTGTACATCACCGCTGCCCTGAACAAGATCGAGGCCACCGACGCGCTCACGGCGACCGCCCAGGTCTACGTCAAGGCGACGCTCAACAAGATCGAGGCGACCGATGCGCTTTCGTCGGCCGCTACGGTGCGGATCAAGGGCACGCTGGCGCGGACCGAGGCGAACGACACCGTAGCCGCCCAGGCCAAGGCCTACATCCGGGCGACGGTGACGATCGGCGAGGCGGGCGACACGCTGGCGGCGGCGGCGGATGCGGGGCCTCGCGCCGTCGCGTCCGAGCGGCGGACCATCATCCTGTTGGGCGCGCCGCTGTCCGGTCGCACGGTCGAGCTGACCGGAAGTCGCCTCGCCGACCGCACCATCATCATCTGACCAGGAGGCATCAGGGCATGAGCATCCCGCCCAATACGACGATCTTCGGGCCGCAGGCTGATCCCCGCGACTTCACCAACTGGCGGATCAGCGCGACATCGCTGCTCGAGGCAGACGAATGGATCGACACCTTCGAGTTGGTGCTTGGCGCGGAAGCGGTCGCCGCGGGGCTGATCATCAGCGACACCGGCCCGCGCGCACCGTCGATCATCGACGACGGCAAGGCCCTGCTCATCTGGTTGTCGGTCACCGAAAGCATGCAGCTCGACCCGATCTTCGACGGCGCGGGCGTGACCCTGCCGATCGAGGTGACGATCGACACCAACTCCATCCCGGCCCGCACCTTCCAGCGGACCATAGCAGTGAGGGTCGCCCAGCAATGACGAACGTCATCAACAACGGCCAGCGCGTGGCCGTCGCCTTCCCCTTCTTCAAGGGTGAGGGGGGTATGTCGCGCCGCGAGGGCAGCGCCGAGGCGACGATCGCCATCCGAGACCGGGCGCGAGGCGCGCAGCCGGGACCGGGCACGGTCGACGGCCAGGCGGTGGAAGCCGTCCGCATCCAGCCGAGCCCGACGGTCGAGGGCATGACGCTGATCGACGTCCGGTTCGCGGGCGAGGACGCATGATGGCGCGGTTCCTCGCCTCGCCGCCGACGCCCGCCGTCGGCAAGCGCCCGAACGGCAAGACCGAATATCGCGCCTCGGGCCCGATCATCTTCTCGGACGATCGCGGCGCGCTCCACACCATCCCGACCGGCTGGCGCAGCGACGGTGTCAGTTGGCCGGGCTGGCTGCGGATCGGCTTCGCCATCGCCGTGGTCCTGGTCGCCTCTGGCCGCGCGCTGGGGATGCCTCTCTGGGCGTTTGTGACTGCGGATGCGGTGCTGACCTCGCTGCTGGCGGTCTGGCTGCTACGGCCGCGCCAGCGCCTCCTGATCGCCGCCTTCGTCCACGATTGGGCCTGCCAGCAGACGATCACCTTCCCCGACAAGCGCGATGCCGACCGGCTGTTCAACCAAGCGATGCGGGCGCTCGGCGTGCCGCTGCTCTATCGCGCGCCGATCTACGGCTGGGTTCGCCTGCGCGGCCAGCGGGTGCAGTGGCAGCAGCCCGAGCTGTCGCCGATCATGGACGGCGGTAGGGTTGTCGGCTGGGAGTAGCTGCGCGCCGCTGGATTGGGATTCGGACCCACGGTTGCCCAGGTATCGGCTATCGTGCGCCACCCAAGCAAACTAGCACGTCATGCCCTTACTTGTTCGGGTTCAGCCTTAAACCGGACTCAGCAACAACGAACGCGCAGCGCCGGCAGGATAGATCGATATCCCGCCGCTCACAACCCGACAGCGCTCGCCGCTATGGCGCGCGCGGCCCCCTCGCTATGGGCGACGCGCGGGTCGCGAGTGGCGCCATAGACATAATACTCGCCGTCGATCAGCCAGATTTCGACCGGCCCGGATCTCATGATCAGGGTCATGCGGCTTTCCGCTCGGCTTTGAGGGTCACGCCCAGCGCCGACAGCACGCGCAGGAAGGTATCCAGACGCGGATTTCCATCCGCGCTGAGAGCCTTGTAGAGCGCCTGCCGCTGAAGCCCGGTTTCCTCGGCGAGCTTGCCGAGGCCGCCGCGCGCACGGGCGACGACGCCCAGTGCATGCGCAATCTGACCGCGATCGCCGGTGGCGAGCGCCTCCGCGAGGAGCTCGGCCTGATCCTCGGGCTCGGTGATGTATTCGGCCGCGTCGAACGGCACCAGTTCGATAGCCATGTCTCGTCCTTCCTTCATTCGATCTCTGCCGCCATTTCCTGCGCCAGCCTGATGTCCCGCGCCTGCGAACCCTTGTCCCCGCCGCAAAGCAGAATGATCACCTGCTCGCCCCGGCGGGTGAAGTAGATGCGATAGCCGGGGCCAAAGGCAATCCGCAGCTCGCTCACCTTGCCGCCGACGCTCTTCACGTCGCCGAGGTTGCCACCCTGAAGGCGGGCGATCCGGGCGGCAATCTTCGAGGCGCCCTTGCGATCCTTCAGGCCCTTGAGCCAGTCGGTGAAGCGGGTGGTGGCGATCGTCGTGAACATGAGTCTCTTTTAAGAGACATCGGATCACCTGTCAATTATAAAAGACACGTCCGCCTCGGTCTATGGGAAATCCCATAGACGCCGGGCGGGGGTTCCGGGCTGCAACCCGGAAACCGACGAGCCTTAGCACCTCGTCACGCGCGGCCGGCCAGCCGCAACGATCCCGCACCCTGCACAGGGCGGGACCATCTAGGGCCAAATCCCCAATGGAGTCTTTACCAACGTTCCCGGCGTCGATCGCTCCGATCGGCGGCGCTGCTGGCGAGTGCGCCGGCTATATCTTCGACCCGTCCGCCGATCTCCTCGGCAAGCGTGAGGCCATCGGCTTCGGAGAGGCGGGCTTCTATGTCGCGACCATCGACCGCCAGGTCGCGAACGCGATCATCATCGCGAACCATTACAGCCGGCGCGTTTATTCAGCGTCGACCCTGCACCTTGGCGTCTTCATCGGCGGCCAGATGCTCGGCGTCCTCCAATATGGCTATGCCATGAACCCGGCGTCGGCCGGCAGCGTCGTTCCCGGCACGCTGATGAGCGAGTATCTTGAGCTCAACCGCATGTGGCTGGCCGACGCCGCGCCTCGCAACAGCGAAAGCCGGGCGCTCGCCTATTCAATCCGGCTGATCCGGCGCGTCCGCGCGACGGTCAAATGGATTCAGTCCTTCGCCGACGAGCGCTGCGGCCTGTTCGGCACGGTCTATCAGGCGGCCGGCTTCACCTTCCACGGCGAGCACCTCGGCCGCTTCTGGGAACTGGACGGGGATTGGTATCACGACAGCCTCATGACGAACGGCAAGTCGGTCGGACCCCGCGCCGCTCATCTCCGCGCCAATCGGGACCGGGCGACGCTGCACAGGCTGCGGCAATTCCGATATCTGCGCTTCCTCAAACCCCGGTTCGCGAAGGCGTGCCGATATCCGGCGCTGCCGTACCCGAAGCCCGATTACGGCTGATGGCGAAATGCCTGTTGCAGTTCGCCGCCAGCAGGGGCAGCAGGATCGAGCGGCCCGTCCAGACGACGAGCCCCCGACCTGGGGGTGTGAGGACGGTGGGAGCCCGTCGGGCCGCTCCACTCAAGAGCCCCTTCAGCCGGCCGGGTTATCTCGACTGAAAAAGCTCTGAAATCCGCCGCTTTCTATCATCCGAGGCCCGATTTCTCTCGACCAGCCGGCACCCCAATCGCGTCCTGAATGCTTGCTGAGCGACTCGACCAAAACCCGCAGATTTCCGCCGGAAAACCGAGCGAATCCTATGGGTATGACTCGCGCTATTTTGGTGGCGATCAGTGCAGCCTGATCTCGTCGGCCAGTTCGGCAGGGCACCCGGCGCTAGGCATGGGATCGATCGTCCAGACGATATCCGCGACCGCGAGCCACAAATCGCGGGCGACCGGGTCGGCATCCACGGCGGTCTTTCTCACCATGGCCATAACGAAGCCTTTCGATAGATCGCCATAGGCAAGCATGACGTCTCTCGCGAGGTCGACCACCTCGCCGCCGGTTAAGCCCGGATCGAATGCGGCACCTTCCATCATAGCCCCTCCTATTGCGGCCACGCTCTCACGACCCGACCGATTCGGACAATAGCCCCGCTCGGTTAACGGGCGGTGCCCATGGATCTCGCGCGCCCAGCTCGCGCTCGTCGACGTTGAGCGCGATCGCGAGGTGCAGCCGCTCTTGCTCGGGCAGACGCCGCGGCGTGCCGCGCTTCACGAACTGCTGCAGATAGGCGTCATTGCGGCCGATCATCCGCGACACTGAAGCGAGATCGAGGCCCCGATCGCGCACCAGGCGCGCCACGGCCCGCCGCACGGCATCAGGGCAGGGGACCGCGCTCAATGGCAGAGCCAGTCGGTTTCGGCGTCCTCCAGGGCCTCGAAGGCGTCGCCCTCGGCCCTGATCGTCGACAGGTGCTTGCGCACGTCGTCGACGCTGCCGTTGCGGGGAAAGCTGCGATCAGCGCGCATGCCCTTCGCGAGCGCGCCGATGAAGCCGGGACGATCGTGCTGCTTCAGCAGCCAGGCGCCGAACGGCTGGCGAGAAGATAGGTCGACCATGGGTGCCTCCATAGGGGTTTATCCGGATCGGACGGAATCGCTCTTGCCCGACTCGAAGCGGCCCCTTCATACGATGTTCCGATTTTGTTCTCAAATTTGGAGGGGTGAGAAATGGGGTGGAACGACTTCCGGCTGGCGGCGCGGGGCGAGCGATATCCGAATGCCGACGGGTCCAGCCGGCAGGACGAACTGCGCCGTTGCGCGCGCGGCGAGCGCGTCACCCTGATCCGCGAACCGACCAACGAATACGACCCCGCTGCCGTCGCCATCTTCTCCTGCCGAGACGTCCAGCTCGGCTATCTCGCGGCCGAGCACGCCAGTTGGATCGGCAGCAAGATCGATCGCGGTTATGACGTTCGGGCGGTCATCGAGCGCGTGAAGGGCGCCCACCTTGAAGGCGCGACCCTCGGCCTGGTCATCCTGATCAACATGGAAGGGGAGGACCCCACGCTCGATGGCGATGCGAGCCAGCCGTTCGACCCGTCCGAGGCGGTTGCGGCCTGA